CTGACATACAGCTCGCCGTCATCCACCTTGATTTCCCTTTGCTCTACCCCCTCGCCCCAGCCATCGGAAAATTGTCCGGAGAGCCATTCGGTAAGCTCCGCAATCTCAGAAGGGGAAAGCGTATCGTGGGTTTGCACCTCGGTCACGCCCCACAACTCGCCGTTCCATTCCTCTACAGAGGGATTAATGCGGTACACCTTTTGGCTGAGATCGTCATTGAGGTAAACGGCAAGGCCACGCTCACCCTCGCTGGGGAGCTTTTCTTTTTCGATGCAGTTAAGAATGGCATCTTTGTATTCTAAAATCTCGTAGGCATCCAGATCCTCCGGCTCGTTTTCGTAATCGCCCCATTCGTTCTTTCTGTAGATATGGGGGAATAGGGGGCTGAATAACCGTAGGGTCTGCAGTTCATTTTTCATGGTGCATCCATCCTTCCTTTTTGATTTAGAGTAATAAAAAAAGCGGCTGTGTTTTTCAGTTACGAAGAACACAGCCGCCTCAAAATTGCCCTGTAGGGTATTGGCTTTATTTAATTGTTTGCCGGACTGATTCCGGCCAAAAACAAGAAACACCCTGCTTTCTTGTTAAAAAGCAGGGTGCATCTGGACTGGCCTTTTGACATGGTGGTTTTGGACGAGTCCAGCAGCTTCAAGAATCCGCAGTCCAAGCGATTCAAAAAGCTAAAGCTGGTACGCAGTAGGATCAAGCGAATTGTGGAGCTGACCGGCACCCCTGCGCCGAATGGGCTGGAAGACCTTTTCGCGCAGGTCTACTTGCTGGACGGCGGAGAGCGGCTGGGCCGCACAATGACTAGCTACCGGGAACAGTTCTTCACGCAGGATTATGCCCATCCGGGGCAGCAGTACAGGACTTATTCGCCGCAGGACCACGCGGACAGCCGCATACAGGACGCAATTTCGGATATCTGCATCAGCATGAAAGCCGAGGATTACCTGACCCTGCCGGACTACATCGAGGACATTGTACCGGTGGTGTTGGACGCGCCGGCCAAAAAGGCGTATGACAAGCTGGAACGGGATATGCTGCTGGAAATCGACGAGGACACGATCACCGCCGGAAGTGCCGCAGTGCTGACAAACAAGCTGCTGCAGCTGTGCGACGGTGCGGTGTACGACGTGGACCACAAGGTAACCGAAATTCACCGGTGCAAAATTGAAGCCTTTCTGGAGGCCATTGAGCAGCTACACGGGGAACACGCGCTGGTGTTCTATAACTTCCAGCATGACCGTGACCGCATTGTCGAGGCACTGAACGGGTCCGGCCTGCGTGTCCGGGTCTTCCACGGACCGCAGGATGAAAACCACTGGAACGCCGGAAAAGTGGACGTGCTGCTTGCTCACCCGGCCAGTTGTGCATATGGCTTGAACCTTCAGCGAGGAGGGCATCACGCCATCTGGTTCGGGTTGACATGGAGTCTGGAACAGTACCAGCAGGCGAATAAGCGTCTGCATCGGCAGGGGCAGCAGTATCCCGTGATCGTCCACCACATGATCGTACAGGACAGTGTGGATCAGGACGTCATAGCGGCGCTGCAGGCCAAAAGCGATACACAGGAGACGCTAATGCAGGCGCTAAAGGCCAGAATTGAGAAAGTGAGAAAGCCATGAGCAGAAAACCAGTGCTACCCTACGACATTCGGCAGGAATGCCTCTGGATTGTCCGCGGCTATGATCGGCGCGTGAAAGCATATCACGAGGCCCGCCGAGAAATCATCGATGGTGCGGCCTGCGGGTTTGCGGATAAGAAGAACGGGGAACGTGTTTACCTGCCGCATGGCACCGGAGACAGCCGGCCCGCAGAAAACAAAATGGAACAGCTGTCTGCAATTGAGGACTGGCCGGAGACACAGCGGATGCGGGCGGTTGAGAACGCAAAGCTACATATTGGGCTGGATCTGGAGAACGAAGAATTGCGGCAGAGGCTGACGGAAGGGATTCTACTGAACTGCATGAGCCGAAACGAGTACCCATTCCGCTTGCTGAATTTACCTGATGTCAGTGAAAGAGATTTTTACCGGCGTAAGGATTTGTTCCTGATGGGGATTGCAAAGTTTTTGGGGATTATCTGAAAGTTGGCACTGCGGCGTCTTATAAAAGCATAATATGTCAGTATGGATTTCCATAGAAGAAACCGACTGCCTTCGGGTGGCCGGTTTCTTGATGATAGCGAGCAGTGAAAGTCATCAGACCATTGAACATGCGTTTTTCCCGAAATGCTTGTTAAATGACCCGCAGATAGAGCCACATTTATTTCGTGAATAGGGTTCCAGTTTTGAAAATCCAATTTGGAATACATTAGGGGCGACTTTGCGGAATCCGAATGCACGTAATGAATTTTGATTGCGTGTACGATGGTTAATCTTTCGAAGATGTCGCACGAAATCGGATTCCAAACCATTATGAACAAAAATTGCAAAATACATTGTCTTACCTCCAAGTAAAAGATAAGTATTAATAGCCACGACGGGTCAAAAAATCAAGTGATCTTTATTTTTTCTGCATTTTGATCAAAAACGTAAAACAAGTTTGTGGCGTTTATGTTTACAACTTCAAAAGCGACGAAGGAGGAAGCAGATGTGTTCGGAGAACGATATATCCAGACTTGCCACGATTGCAATACTGTATTTAGATTCAAGAAAGCAAAGGACACACGGAAGTTTGCGAGAGATCACAGCGGGCATTGCCCATGTTGCGGCGGATATTTAAGCCAGACCCCATTTCCGCATATTATGCTGACGCCACCGCCGGAACTTAAACGCTATCCGGCGTATGTGCGGATAATTGACATGGAAAGTGCGGATAACTTGCTGGATTTCGATAAATGGCCAAGCACGACGGGGGTGCATTCCTGATGCTGAAAAAATTCTGTTCATATCCAGGTTGCTGCGAGATGATTCCGGTGAATGAGCGGTTTTGTGAAAAGCACAGTGTGATATACGCCAAAAGCCATAAGCAGGATGAAGCCGAACGGCAGAAACGGTACGACACTTCTATCCGCCATGTTCGAGACGCGGAGTTTACAGCGTTCTATCACTCTCAGGCCTGGATAAAGCTGCAGCCTGTCATTCTGACTAATTACCACAAGCTGGATCTGTGGGCTTACTACGTTGACCATGCGATTGTCGCCGCCGAGATGGTTCACCACATCCGGCCGGTCCGGACGAATTGGGAAGATCGCTTCAGCGTCGGCAACCTGATACCGCTCAGCGACCAAAGCCATGGTCTGATTGAACAGCTTTACAAGACTGACGAGCGCGAGCAGACACAGCACAAACTATTGCAAATACTGGAGAAATGGGATGATGAGTTCGGTGGCAGGGGGTCGTAAAAAAGTTTTTACCCTTCTACCCCAGACCGCATTGCTCCCAGTTCTCGCGAAGAAACTCACTAAACGATTTTTCAAAAATGAGGAAAAGAGGTGTCAAAAATGCCAAGACCGAGACAGCCCACAAAGCTGCTTGAATTCAAGGAAACCAAGCATTTGACCAAGGCGGAAATTGAAGAGAGAAAACAGTGTGAAATTCATGCAAAAAAAGACCACATTTTTGCACCAAATTACCTGTCCAAGAAGCAGAGAGACGAATTTGACAAAATCGCGGCGGAACTGGCGGAGCTCGACATCTTCTCGAACCTGGACTGCGACGCCCTGGCCCGCTACCTGATCGCCAAGGACTGCTACCTGAAATACACCCGGCTATTGAAGAAAATCCCGGCGGGCGTGGAGTATCTTTTGACCCTGGAGAAAGCGGTCAATATTCAGGACAAGGCGTTCAAGCAGTGCCGGGTAGCCGCCTCCGACCTGGGCCTGACCATCACAAGCCGCTGCCGGATGGTCGTTCCGAAGAAACCGGAGGAGCCGGAGAGCAAATGGTCCAGGTTTGCGAGTGGCGGCGGTGCATGATCCTGCTATTGCCTATGCCGAAGCGGTGGTGTCCGGCAGCTATGACCGCGCGGTCGGGCAGTCGGAGATCCTTGGCTGCAAACGGTTTATAAGCGACCTCGAACGGCAGGAGACGGACGGATTTCCATTTGTTTTCAACGAGAAAAAAGCAAAGCACATCATCGACTTCTCAAAGAACCTGACCCTCGCGGAGGGGGACGAGCAGAAACTATTTGTGCCGGCGGACTTCCAGGCTTTCATTTTTGAAAACTGGAACGGCTGGGTGATCAAAGACACAGACAACCGAAGATTCAGGACCTCCTATGTCCAGATCGGGCGCCAGAACGGAAAGTCAGTGATGAATTCCGTCCCGGCGCTTTATTATGGAAATTTTGCCGGGTATCAGTATCCGCAGATTTACTGCGTGGCGACCAAAGAGCTTCAGGCGAAGATCGTCCTGAAGGAGTGCTACAAGTTCATCAACGCGGACCGGGAACTGTCCGGGACGAAGACGAAAAAGGGCCTGTTCACGATCAAGGACTACATAAGTGAGATCGAGTGCAACCTGACCCGCGGGACCATCAAGGCACTGGGGCGCGATACGGAGAGCATCGACGGATTCCGGCCCTTCTTCGGAAGTGTGGACGAATACCACAAGCACAAGACCAACCAGATGTACAAGCTTCTGGTGGACGGCGACAAGAAGATGAAGTCCTGTCTGGTGTCCATCATCACCACGGCGGGCTTCGATCTGAACGGGCCGTGCAAGACAGAGTACGACTACGGGATCAGCATCCTGAACGGATTGGAGAATGACGCGCACTTTGTTTTCATCGCGGAGCCGGACGAAGGAGACCTTGAGGGCGACCGTATTTATGACGAGAGGATCTGGCCGAAAGCGCATCCGCTGTGGACACCGGAGACCCTGATCAGCCTGCGCGGCGACGCGCTGCAGGCCCGCGAAAAAGGCGGGGAGGACCTGCTGGATTTCCAGACAAAAGACCTGGACGTCTGGGTGGCCGCTTCTAAAAACAGCTACATCAACAAGCGGAAGTGGAACGCCTGCGCCACCGAGAAGGCATTGGAGGATCTGCGCGGCCGCGGCTGCTATCTGGGGTTGGACCTGTCCCAGGGCGGAGACCTGACGGCGGGCGCTCTGGAGTTCCCACTGGACGACGACGCCTTCTTCATCGACGCCCACGCATTCATGCCGTCCGCCCGTCTTCTGGAGCATGAAAAAACGGACAAGGCCCCATACCGGGAGTGGGTCCGCGATGAACAGCTGACGCTGACGGAAACGCTGGGCGGGTACAAGACAGATTACAAGTACATCCTGGCCTACTACCGGAAGCTGATTCAGAAATATGATCTGAAGCTGCTGGGGATCGGGTACGACCCGCACAACGCCAGCACGTTTTTATCGGACCTGGACGAGTTTGGCTGCGACCTGGCGGTTGTGATTCAAAGCGCGAAAAGTTTAAACGACCCGACAGACGATTTCCGGAATTCCGTGGATGCCGGGAAGATCCTGCACAGTAAAAAGGCGACCATGCTGACCTGGTGCTTTTTCAACGCGACGACGGTCAGCAACAGCTTCAAAGAGATCAAGATCGACAAGGAACATCGAAAGAGCCGGATCGACGCGGCGGATGCAACCATCGACGCACACAAATTGGCGATGGCAAAGACGGAAACGAAGCCTCTGGACGTCTCACAGTACCTGAACGACGACATTATTGAGAGATTGTGGGGAATTAAGCAGTGAAAAGCAAGAGTATCCGGTATGTTTTGCGAAGATTGAGGGCATTTTTGAGCCGGTATGTGGAAGATATCTTGATATTCTCAGGGCTTTCCTGCATCGTTTACGCCACATTTCAGGTTGGAAAAATCGCCGGATTTTACTGCCTCGGTGGTGTCCTGCTGGCGTTGGGCGTGTACTTTACGCGGCATTAGGCAGATAAGCAGTTTCCATAATTCAATTTCTTACAGTAGTCATCAGCAGAGTGTGGAAAATGAAGAACCATTGCAGAACATAAAGTTATTAACATTTTAAGCAGAGTTTTCCACAGAATCGAAAGTTGACATAAAGTTGAACCATTGACAGGTGGAAAGGGGGTAAGAAATTGCTGTTCAGAAGCACATACCAATCGCGGCAGCTGCTCCCGGGCGGGATTGCCGGACTTGCGGACATGCTGGGGGTCCCGCTCTCAGACCTGCCGTTGACAGAAGGTAATTCCATCAAGGAAATCACCTGTTTTACCTGCATCAAAATTCTATCGGAGTCGGTGGCGAAGCTGCCGGCTAAAATCTATCAGAACGACGGGGCTGGAGCGCAGAAGCCGGTCAACGATTACCGGCACCAGCTGCTGAAGCTCCGGGCGAATCCGTACATGAGCGCCTATGATTTCTGGAGGTCTGTGGAGACGCGGCGGAACGCCTACGGAAATTCCTATGCGCTGATCGACGCGGCGGCATCTGGAAGAAACGCCGGGAAAATCATGGGCTTGTACCCGGTGAAGTCCG